ATGAAGAGATAGTTAAGATTGAAAGTAACGTTGAACAGTTAAAATTGTTTTGATATGAACATTGAAATATTGAAAGAGGAGTACAGCCGGAAGATGGAGAAGGCTCTGAGAAGGGGTGAATTTGCTCTGAAATAAAGCAAGAATTTACTTGCTAATCAGATTGATTTTTAGTATATTTATATAAGTTTTAGGTTATTGTTTTAGGATATGAGCAAAGGTAAATTTAACGATGTCAAAGATGACATCATCTCCTATATAAGGGAGGGGGATTCTAATATCTTAGCCTGTAAAAAGGTTGGTATTAGTGAAGAAACATTTTATACTTGGATAAATGACAAACCTGAGTTTTCTGAGTCTTTAAAAAAGGCGAGAAAAGAGTTTCGTGAAACTATCGTTCAAACGTTGGAGCAATCACTTTGGAAGCGTGCTGCCGGTTATGAGATTGAAGAGTCTAAAAATGAATATAGAACTTTAAAGGACGGGAGTAAAGTGCTTGTAAAGTCAAGCAAAATAACGAAGCACTTCCCTCCGGATACTGGTGCACTTATATTTGCTTTGACGAACTTAGACCCTGAAAATTGGAAAAACAGACAGGATAACAGGCTTTCTGTCGATGATGGCATAAGCGAATTTAAAATATCTGTTGTACATAAAGAAGGTACACCACCGATAGCCAACAGTGAAGATGACATCGCCGACTGACATATTCGCAACCTTGCCTTTATTTGACAGCATGATGAATAGTAACGAGCGCATCATAATTAATCAGGGTGGAACGTCTTCCGGTAAAACCTATACGATATTGCAGTTGCTAGTATATTATGCACTCTCGTTTGTCAATAAAGTTATAACGGTTGTCGGACAAGATATACCTAATTTGAAAAAGGGCGCATATCGAGATGTCAAGACGATAATAGGTAATAGCGATTTTTGTTCTGATAAGTTCTCATTCAACGAGAGCGACAGAATTGTAAAGTGCGTTACCGGTTCCATAATAGAATTTGCTTCATTTCAGAATGAGCAGGATGCCAAGAGTGGAAAGCGAGATTATTTGTTCGTCAATGAAGCTAACGGTATACCTTATCCTGTATATTGGCAGCTTGCTATCCGGACACGGAAGCAGATATTTATCGATTATAACCCGACAGCTCGTTTCTGGGTACATGATAAGATAATAGGGAAGCCAGAAGCAAAGCTATTCATTACTGATCATCGCCACAATACTTTTCTCTCCGAAGAGGAGCATGATAAGATAGAAGGGATTGAAGATAAGGAGCTTCACCGTGTATATGCGAGGGGAAAGACTGGAAGACTCCGAGGTATGGTTTATGACAATTACGATATTGTCGATTCTATGCCTGATAATTACAAGGGTAGATGGTTGGGACTTGACTTTGGATATAACGACCCAACGGCATTGGTTGATGTTCGTTTATCTGGTGGCGATTTATGGATTGATGAGGTTCTATTTGAAGGGAAGGTAACCAATCCCGATATTTCGAGAGTTGTTCGACAGAATGGAATGGCGTCCATTACAATTATCGCCGATAGTGCAGAACCTAAGAGCATAGAGGAATTGAAGAGGTTCGGGCTTAGGATAGAGGGAGCGAAGAAAGGGAATGATAGTATAAGACTAGGTATTTCGGTATTGAAAAGATATAAGTGGCATGTGACAAGGCGAAGTACGAATATAAGGAAAGAGCTGGCAAATTATAAGTGGGAAGAAGGAGATGATGGAGAACCTACAAATGAGCCTATCGAATTATTCAATCACTCGCTAGATGCTATCCGCTATGTAGCCCTCAATAGATTGTTTACACCGCCACAACATAAGAAGATATTTAAACTCGGAAATATATGAAAATAGAAAAAAGAAAGACATGTACGACGGCTCATTTTTTAGCCATCATGGAATGTTTAACCGAAGAATCGGTAGAAAGTGTAAAAGGAGCTAAAAGAGTTTCTACATTCAAAGGAAAGCCGTTAAAAACAGACATAAACGGTATTATGTACGGTGAATTGTTGCAGTTAATGGAAATAAAGACGACCTCGGAAGAATTTATAAAGCCAATGCAGATTGTTGAGGGACTTACCGAAGAGGAAGTTTTGAAAGCTGATATATCTGTCACGGCTGGATATAGAAATTGGATTATAGATGAGGTTAAGAGGGTTTCCAAAATGTTTGAGGCACTAGGTGAAACAATGAGCTATTCATCGGAAGAGATAGCCGCAGGAGTAACATCGTTGAATTTTGGCACATTCGGTATTGTCGATTCTTATGCCAAACGTATGGGAATAATAGATCATGATTATGTTCTTCAATGTGTGCCGTGGGTAGTTATCTATCAATGTATGAAGATGGATAACGAAGTAGTAGCTTATCAAAGGAGGTTGCAAAAATTAATATATAAGAAAAAATGATGGAGGATAAGATAAGGGAGATCGTAGAGGCTATGGGCTTCTCTTTCTCAATAGGAGATATATATCATTTGAACCAGTGGCTTCAACAGCCGGAACAACTTCCTGCCGTACTGTATGTAATGCCTATCAATGGAGGAGGAGAAATAACCGTTTCGGGAATGTTGAAGAAGAATATAGAGCCTTTGTTATTCTTTCTCGACCATGAGGGAATAGATCCGGAAGGAGAAGATACGAATACTATTATAGAGCGAATGCGTTCTGCCGTCGAGGAATTTGTTGTTCGGGTAAACGACACCCGATATTTTGAACCAATAACCGCATGGAGTTGCCATGATGTAATCAGGGATATGGCGATACAGTGTTCAGGAGTATCAGTTTCTTTGAATCTTAAAGAATCGACAGGAAAATGCGTATAAGGGAAATTCTACAAGAAGAATTGGAGTGGCTCAAAGGCAAGATTGTAGAACAGTTGAGAGCTACCGGAACAACGGTAACGGGACAGACGGCCGATAGTATCGAGGTCTATATAGAAGGCAATGAAAAGGAAATCGAAGCCTATTTACTAGGGCGACCTGCATTTTCCACGGTTGAGAAAGGTAGGGCTGCGGGGGGTGTTCCATCTAATATGGTAGATATTATCAGGCAATGGATTCTTGACAAAGGAATATCGGTAAGGCAAGTTCCATACATTCGCCAACCGTCTGAGAACTGGCAACCGAAATATACGGTCGAGGAAAGAAGCCTGAATATGGCAGCGGGAGCTATAAGCCATACGATAGCCACAAAGGGTACGAAGCTATATAGGGAAGGAGGACGAGCAGACATTTACACTCCCTTTATAGATGAGTTTCTTAAACGGGTAGAAGATAAAATTTATTTAGAGTATAAACTTGAAATATTAGAAAGATTATGAATTTTACAGGAGATTATTCGATATTAAAACTTAATGTTTTTGCTTATGTTTTCTCTCAAAACATGGTTATTATTGAAGCTCAAAATTGCGAAATTAATAAAGTCGACATATATATATATGATAATAATAATACGGAATATAGAGATGGTTGGGTTTTCAACTCTGTTGATAAGGTTGAGCGAGACATAAGTTATCAGCTAAGACAATTTTTCAGTATAGATTCATTGTTGACTGGAACTGGATATTCAGAGACTTCAATAGAAGTTTCTATTGGATTCTCTATATATACAACTTTGGGTATAGATACATTTGAATCAAGATGTGTCCTTATATTTGGTGCTGTAAAGCCTTTCAAATATTATTTTAACAATTCAATTGTTAAGGTAAAACAATTTTCCGATCTTCCTTTTTCGGTAGATTTTTTGTTAAAGCCGAAAGGACGGGTTGACCAATCTTTATTACCGGAAAATTTGTATATAAACAGTGGATCAGTTACAGCTATGATTAACGTTGACCTTCAAAAGCCAGCGATAAAAGATGGAAAGTCTTATCTTGTTTATACGTCCGACACGATTTCGGTAAATACAAATGATGATTACCCATTGATTGGCACAGGAGCAGGGAATATGACTTACTTTATTAGGTATAGTGATTGTACTGACGGTATATATCTAATGTGGCTCAATTCATTGGGAGGTAGGAGCTATTTCCTTTTTAAAAACAAAGGAGAGACTCTTAACATTGAGAAAGAGGAATATAACAAGAAGAATTATATGAATAATGCCATATTCGATACTGTAAAACAATGCAACAAGATTGCTAAGAGAGTACTTACTCTCGCTCTGCCGATGATTGACAAAACAGAATATGGTTATGTCGAGGAAGTATTATACTCGCCTATGGTATATATGTTGTCGGAAACGAAAGATTCGTTTATCAGAGTAAATGTGAAGACCGGAGATTTTGATAGGACGAGTGCTGAACTTCAAGATTTTGTTTTCAAGATTGAATTACCCGAAGAGTTAACAATAAAGATATGAAAGAGGAACTATATATCAAGGGTGAAAGAGTCGATTTGAGCGACGATGAGATAACACTCAATTTCAAGAGTAATTTGTTGGGGGACATTTCCAAGATAACGGCCTCGAACAGTTATACGATAACCCTACCGAGGACGAATAAGAATATACGGCTGTTGGGCTTTCCCGATGTTGCCGGTCATGAGAGTTACATGATGAGGGACTATTTCAATGCGGAGTATTACAGGAATGGAATAAAGCTATTTGACGCAAAAGCCGTTCTTATATCGTGTAGCGAATCCGGCTTTAATGTGGCCTTGACTTGGGGAATGAGTGAGAAATTTATTCAGCTCATGAACGATGATAGGAGCATACAGGAGTTTGCCGATATGACTTTGCCGTGGAACAGCTCTACGACATACGACAACGGACTGGTTGACGGTCAACTGTCACACGGTTATATCCGTCATAATGCGGGCATAGATGTAGATTCCAACCGAGACAAGATATTTATACACCCGTCCGTAAATTGCATGAGGCTGTTGGAGGAAATAGCCTCATATTACGGTCTTACAATGGATTGGGGAAGCTATAAGCAATATATAGAACTGTTGTACTTGCCCCTCATCTCCCAGAAAACAAATCCCAAATACAACTGGTTTGAAGCGGAAATAACGGGAATACACGAAGATTTCCACACTGTTAATTTGAGGCAAGTAAATGCGATTCAGAATATACGGATTATCACGGGTCACGATTGGAATGATATAATTATTCACAATACGAGCAACTGGAAAGATTGGGAGTTGGATTTGTGCATATCGACGACCGCCCCAGCCGGAGCCCAAAAGGCGGTTGAGGTTATGTTTGTTAGGTCGTCTCATATCATTATGGGTACATATTACCTTGAAGCCGATGAACTGGGGGTTTGCAGATATAAAGGCCGTATTCCTATCGATTTGGAAGGATATAACGATATTGAGATGCGAATAACGTTGATTTATAACTTAGGGACAATCAAAAGCTATGTGAAGATAACCGACCCGGATATAACCGAAGATGTTGCTTATGGAGGTGTTTACCCGATCGGCTCGAACCTGCCGGATATATCGGTAGTCGATTTTATAAAGCAAATATGTTGGCTGTTCGGCTTGTTCGCCATAAAAAGCGATACCGGTGTCTCTTTCATATCCGTAAACAAGATAATAGACAATAGAGACAAGGCGGTCGATTGGAGTAAGAAATTAGTACCGACAGGGTGGACGGCCAAAGAGACCTCGTACACGTTTGGGGACTTTGCACAAAAGAACTATTTTCGCTACGAGGAGAACGAGAACGCCAAGAGTGCAGACGGCTATATGGTTGTACAAAATAAGACTCTCGACTATGAAAAAGACTTATTGAAACTCCCTTATACTGCCGGGGGTGACAATGGGGACATGAGGGCTGTTCCATATTTCAAATGGAGCGACGACGGTACGATCGTGGAGCTTGAAGATTGCGGAGACAGGATTATGCAGCTTGTAATCTCTTTTGACAGTCAAGGCAAGGAGGATGCCCGGTTGGACTTTTCAGACCTTAAATTTCAAAACCGGGTATCACGTTTCGGTCTATCTTCTTATCAAGATTTAATAAAATACCCGTTTGTGATTAAGGACACATTCAGGCTTACTGAGATAGATTTGAAAAACCTCGATTACACGATACCTGTATATATAGAGCTATATGCTGCATTTTTCGCTATTATCTCTATAAAGTCGCAAGGCGATTATTCAGAGTGTGAATTACTTAAATTATTATGAATACTATAAATGTTTTAGGTTATGGCAGAGAAAGAGATTATCCTCAATGTTAAAGTACAAACAAATACAGAAGCAGCGATTAAACAAATAATGGAGCTGAATACCCAAATAGAAAGGGAAAAGAATTTGCAAAAAGAGTACAACCAATGGTTAAAGGAAGGGACTGTTTCTTGGGAAGAATATAATCGGGAAATGGAGCTTTCAAAACAACATGTTACCGAATATTCTACAAAGATACGAGCTCTTAGGAAAGAGATTCAAAATAATATTAAAGTTGAATCGGATTTAAGGGGTTCACTTGTTCAACTTCGTGCGGCTTTATCCAATCTGACTGCCGAATATGACAATCTAAGTAAGGCGGAACGGGATTCTGCGAAAGGGAAAGAATTACAAGACAAGATTAATGCTGTTACAAAAGAGCTTAAAGGAGCAGAAGAGGCAACCGGTCGATTCAACCGGAATGTAGGTAACTATGAAAATGCAATCAAAAGCGTATTTGGGAACAATCAGCTTGTTGCAGGAATTCAGGCTGTAAGGAATGGTGTTATAGGGGTAAGCAAGGCTTTTGATCTTCTTAAATCTCACCCGGTAATTGCTGTTATAAGTGTCATTACGGCATTATTCTTGAAACTGGCAAATTCAGCAAAGAACAACGAAGAACAATATGTTAAGTTGCAGCAGGTATTGGCTCCGTTGAAAATGGCAATGGACGGAATAACAAGGGTTGTGGAATCTATTGTAGATGTTTTTCTTTCTGCCGCACAAGCTGTTACTGGTTTGGTGGGTGCTTTTTTGGATTTTATTGGAGTAGGAGATAGCATAAATCAAAATTCAAAGGATTATATAGAACTTGAAAAGCAGAAATTAGATTTAGCCAATAAAGAAAGGAGCGACCTTGTAGAGAATGCGAAATTAAGTATGGAAGCCTCTGATTTGAGAGCGAAATCTGCTCAGAAGGATAAATATTCAGCAGAAGAACGCATACAATTCTTGAATAAAGCCATAGATAAGGAAAAAGCTATGGCAGATAATGAGTTGGAACAAGCGAAACAGAGATTAGAAATAGCTAAAAAAGAAGCTGAGCGAACAAAAAATAGTAAAGAAGTGAATGATGAATTGGCACAAGCAGAAGCTAATTTGTACAATGTTCAAAAAGAATATAATACAAAAACAAGGGAGTTATATTCACAACGTTCAGAGGCTCAAACTAAATTAAATCAAGAGGAGGAACAACGGTTACAATTAGTGCAGGAGCGTTCGGATAAAGAGCTTGCAGCTATGCGTGCTCTCCGTGATTCTGAAAATGCGCTAATTAAAGATAGTTTTGAAAAACAGAAAGCGGACATAAATGCAAGTTATGATGATCAGATAGCAGATTTAAGGAAGCGAATGGAAACAGAAGAGAATCTAACGACCGAAGCGAAGGCCGCCATGAGTGCCACAATAGCCAACTTGGAAAAGCAGAGAGATGCAGAATTATCAGAAGTGAATGAGGAATCGATTCGGGAAAAGTTAGAGCAAGAAGCTGCTTATATTGAGCAGAGGCTTCAATTGGCAACAGAGGGTACAATTCAGGAATATAGCTTGAAAGCAGAACAACTCAAAAAGGAAAAGGAGATAGAACTATCCAATACAAAACTGACTGCCGAGCAGAAACAACTAATCGAGGAACGTTATCAAAAGAAACTCGACGAAATGACATCGGAGCATGAGCGGAAAAAGCAAGAGAAAGCTATGGAAGCATTGGAACTCGAACTGTCCAACAGGTTAGCCGCCGCAAAGATAGCCGGAGAAGATGAGTTGCAAGTCGAGCTTGAAAATGCCAAGAAACGGCTTGATTCCTTACAGCAGTTAGAGGGAGAAAGCGATGCCGAGTTCAAAGCCCGACAACTCGAAGCCCAGCAGGAATATTTGGATGCCAAAGAGGAACTTGCCCAGAGGGAAATAGAAATAGAACAAGCGAAGTTCGAAGCGGCATCTCAAATTACAGGAGCTCTATCGGGGTTATTCGAGCAGCTTGGAGAGGACAATAAGGCATTTATGATTTTATCGAAGACATTAGCATTGGCAGAAGTTGCTATTAACACAGGAAAAGCAATATCTTCGGCTGTTGCGGAGGCTGCCAAAGGTCCATTTGGTATTGCAAAAGCAGTTTCTTTAATCGCGACGATAATCTCCAATATGACAACTGCGATAGGAATTATAAACTCGGCCAAATTTGCCGATGGTGGTCTTGTAGAAGGGCCCGGAACGGGAACGAGCGACAGTATCCCCGCTATGTTGTCTAACGGAGAGAGCGTGATGACAGCAAGAGCTACCTCCATGTTCGCTCCGCTACTGTCTGCTATTAATGTAGCCGGAGGAGGCGTGCCCATACAAGTTCGGGAAAAAAGTAGTCAGGCTCTCGGTGAGGAGATGATTGCACGAGCCATTGCACGAGGCATGCAAGATGTCCACCCGATTGTTTCCGTTACGGAGATTAACAAGGTGGGTTCACAAGTTAAAGTGGTAGAGAATTTAGGTTCCATTTAATTGTTCAATTCATGAAAGTCCACGAATGTATAGAGATAAGCCGTCCCATATTGGAGGCGATGAGGCGCGCCGGAGTCAATCTGGACGATGTTAAGTACCTTGAAATGTACAAGCGTTTCCTAACGATGAAGGGAGAAGGGTTAAAAGTGTCTTATATCGCCGAGAAATTGAGCGATGAGTACCAGATAAGGCCGAGAAAATTCTATTACATCTTGAAAAAGTTCGATTCCGTTGTTTAATTATATGTGTTGTGTTTCGAGTGGCGTGTGTCCGTGAGGATATGCGCCATTTTTTTTGCTGCAAAATCCGTGCAGTTGAATCCCTTCTTATCATTCTGTTTGATAGGTTATTCCTTCGTAAATTTGGAATAAACCAATGATTGGATAATGGTATTAAAAATATATTCTCAAATAGCGAACGAGTCGGAAAAAGCATTATTGCAGTTTTTCGGGGACAATGCAGTTTCTTTCATCGATGTAGACGATTTTGTAAGCCAGATACCGGAAGATGACGATTCGATAGAGGTGCGCATTCATTGTCCGGGCGGCGATGTAGCCGAGGGCTGGGCTATCGTTGACAAATTGAGGGCGACCGGCAAAAAAATAATAACGGTGGTTGACGGCGTGTGCTCTTCTATGGCTACGATAGTCTTGCTCGCCGGTTCTGTCCGTAAAGGGAATAAGAATCAGAGGCTTCTGATTCACAATACCCGCTTTTGTGATTTTTATATAGAGAATGCCACGGCGGAAGAACTGGAAGCAAAAGCTAATGATTTGAGGTCGGAGGATAATAAGATTCTTGACTTCTATGTAGAGCGCACCGGGGCTGATAGGGAAGTTCTCGCCACTCTGATGAAAGAGGAACGATATATGAGCATGCAGGAAGCTAAGGATTTGGGATTCATAACGGAAATAATCGAGCCGATTTCGGCTATTTCCAATACAAACAAAAATAAAAAAAACATGAGTAAAAAGAATCTGAAAGATGCGCTGAATGTGTTGGCGCAAGCACTCGGTTTATCAGGAGCAAAGGACATCGAGCTACAAACTGAGGACGGGCAAGTATTGACAGTAGAACGAGAAGAAGGAGAGCCGGAGGTAGGTGATGCCGCCAGCCCTGACGGGGAATGGTTGATGCCCGATGGGAGAACGATTATCGTATCTGACGGCGTGATTACCGAGATTCGTGAAGCAGTCCCTGATGGAGGCGAAGATGTGGAAGCGCTTAAAGCAGAGATTGCTCGACTTACAGCGGAGCTGGAATCAGAAAGAGCGAAGGGAAAAAGCGACGAGGAGTTTGCTATTCTAGCCCAAGTTAAAGCGGCAGGGGGCAAACAATGGCTTGACAGAGTGACGACTAGCAATTATGTGCCCCCTAAACCAAATCCGGCTAGAAAGAAAGAGCCGGTAGCAGAGGAAAACGTCCTTGAAAAGGAATTAAGGGAGAGGAAAGAGAAAGCGAAAGCTCATGAGGCTGAAAAGCGAAAAAGAAAATAGGTAATATTAAGAGATTTTTTAGGTTATTATGGGAACTTTTGAAGATTTGACCCCTGATAATGGGGCGATAAAAACGTTGCAGGAGTTAATTCCGATGACAACGTTCAAGGACGAAAGCCTTGAAGCACTATTTACATTGATGACTAGTGCGAGAAACGGTAAGAAATTAGGGTTCATAGGCGATATGGAAGATGTCGGAACGAAACTGACGAACCGGTGTAATCCTACTTATGTATCTGCTTCCATTGAGGCGAACGAAAAAGAGTGGGAATTGGGAGAATGGGAAATACCCTTAAAGCTCTGTTATGACGATATTATGGGTACAGTAGCCGAATATACGCTGAAAACAGGCACGGATAAGGGCGACATGACCTCTATCGAATATATGAATGTTGTCTATCGCCCGGCATTGGAAAAGGCCATGATAAATATGATGTGGCGGTTAATTTGGTTCGGCGACAAGGACGCAAAGAATATAACCGGAGGAAGTGGTCAGATAACAGACGGGGTTAATACCAACTTGTTTACAGTTGCCGATGGATTCTGGAAACGACTGTTTGCAATAATTACAGATAATGAATCTCAGAAAACAGCAATTGCGGCAAATTCGCAAACAACGGCAGCCCTTCAAAAATCGAAATTATTAGAATCCGGTGTTGCAACGGGCATAGTAGACTCCATGTTGATGGAAGCAGACCCAAGAATTTCTACCCTTGATGGGGCAGCTATTTTTATGACAAAATCATTGGCAGACGCATTGACGCAAGATGTGAAGAAGACTTACAGCACGATAATGCCGTGGGAAGTTATCTTCGATGGTGTTCAAATGGCGCAATACAATGGTGTTCCTATTTATTCCGTATCGATTTGGGATAGAATGATTCAAAAATATCAAAATGATAAGACGAAGTTGAACATTCCTCACCGAGCTGTTTACACTTCGCCGAAGAATTTGCTTGTGGGGGCTCCCGGAGAATTGATTTCAGATTTGGATATTTTCTTTAATCGGGAAAAACGACAAACTCAAATTTATTCGACAGGAGACCTCGGTACTTTAATCGCAGAAGATGAGTTAGTTCAAGTAGCATGTTAAATAAATTTTTTAAGAAAGGAAAATGAAATGGCAACAGACTGTGTTAGTTTGATTTCGGCAGGAATAGTGCCGAACTGTGACGATCCTATTACAAAGGGGTATGAGCACAAAGGAATAATTATTAACTGGGACGACATCGATTTTACGGCCACCACCTTTTCTGGTGCGAATACGATTTCCGACCTTGTTCTAAAAGACGGGAAAAAGGCCTATGAAATCGTTCAAAGAGGAAATACGCCCTATACGGGATCTACCTCTGAACTGGCCGTTGGAACAATTTCCAATACGGTAACTAAAAATGTCCAATTTACGATATTGAACAAAGGTCCCAAGATTGCTGAAACAGTGATAGACCCCTTGTTCAATGGTAAGTATGTCGTGATTCTCGAAAACACATGGAAGAATCTTAGTGCCACACAAGGTACGAAGGGAGACAGTTCCTTTGAAGTTTTCGGTATCAAACAAGGCATGTTCGCAACGGCAGCGACTCGTGACCCGTATAGCTCGGATACACAAGGCGGCTGGCAGGTTACCATGACTGAGACAGAAAGCCCTGTGGCAGAAGTTTATTTGTTCAAGACCAGTTATGAAGCGACGCTGGCGATGATTAATTCGTTGGTTAATCCTTCTCCCGGTGTATGACCTATGAAGAAGCGATGAAATTATCCTCCGAGTTGATAGGGAGAATAAACTCCCTATCGCAGGAGGATCATCGAACGATCGAGAAACTCTATAATGAATCCTTGAAAAAAGAAGTTCGGAAATGTAACTGCAAGGACAAGCATAGAGACGCATTGATTGAAACATTCACTTATTTAAAAAGGAACAAGAAGATGAAAGAGAAATCGAAATATGTATTAAAACCCGGAGCTGTGATTCAAGTGTTCGGTGATCCACGTGTTTACACGAATGAGAACCTTACCGATGATATAGCCAAAGAATATCTGACCAATAACCCCGGCTTGCGAACCATGTTTTCTGTAATCCCTGACGAGTTCTATGAATCTAAAAGCCGTAAAGGAGCCTCAAAAGAGGATTAACACGAATTATCTGAGTAGCCTGAATATACAGAGCTATGGTGAAGATAATTTATATCCCAATAAATTAGCCGAGGTGGTAGCATCGTCGTCTATCGCCTCCGGCTGTTTGTCTCGCTATGCAGATTTCATAGAAGGGAATGGATTCAACTCTCAAATAATTTCAGATTACAAAATTAACAAAAGCGGAGATACACTAGATGACTTGTTGGGATTGTTAGCAAATGATCTTGCAAAGTTCGGAGGTTTTGCAATACATGCCAATTATGATGTATTAGGAAAGATTCGCAACATTCATCATATCCCATTCATTACAACGAGGCTTAAAGAGCCAAATGATTACGGGAAAGTGACAGAAATAGCCATTCACCCTAACTGGACTGGTGAGGAAACTAGGAATGGAAAACGAGTTCAAGTCAACAAGTCGAACATTAGTTTCATTCATGTTTTCGATCCCAATTCTGCAATTCCCGAAATTGAAGAGGTTGGGATAAATGAGTATAAGGGGCAGGTGTTATGGTATTCGAGGAATGGCAACATGGTTTACCCTCTTCCGGTGTATGACCCTGTTATCACGGATATGAGTACAGATGAAGGACTTGCCAATGTACGTTATCGCAACGCCCGGAATAACTTCTTGCCGAGCGGGGCATTGATTACAAGGAAAGGAACAGATATTCAAGAGAATTATTTTGACGATGAAAGGAGATATTACGGACATGAGAGTTACGAAAGTGAATATTCTCCTGTGTTGAAAAACTTGCAGGGAGATTTTAATGCTTGCAAGATAGTAGAGATAGAGATAGGAGCTGACGAGCAATCTCCTGAATTTATAAGTTTGTCGACCAACAATTATGATAAGGAATTTACCGTAACGGCGGATAGCATAATAGATAATATCTATTCAGCATTCAACCAAGAAGCATTTTTGGCAATAAGAAAAGGAAAGCTCGGATTCTCTGGTGATATATTGGCTGACGCTTATTCCTACTATTCGGGTAAGGTAACCAAAGAGCAGAGGGCAATATCGAGAGCCTTGTTATCTATATTCAAGAATTGGTATGAACAACCATTCGGAGAACTCACGTCTGATACTTTTAAAATACAATCGATGTTGTATGGCAGCACTAATAACACCAACTGATATATCGACATTGGCAAGGCCTTGCTATGCAGATAAGGAAATTGCCAATAAAGCGATAGACGAGGCGATAGATATAGACATTCGCTATCTAGTAGGTGATACTCTGTTTCAAAAGATAATGCAGAGTAAAGATACAATCTTACTAAATGGGGGTCTATATAAGTCGAAGAAAGGAGAAGACCGCATTATCGGAGGGTTGAAGAAAGCTGTTGCCTATCTGGCCTATTCACGTGTCGTAAAATTCGGTAATAGCTTGCCGACGAGGTTTGGAACTATGAATAACAACGATGCTTATTCTTCGCATACAGAATTAAAGGAACGACAAATGATAGCCGATGATACTTATTCTATCGGATTGAAATATGTAGAGGAAGTATTGTACTATATTAATGATTCGGAAGAATGCTGTGTTTGCGAAAAGCCAATAAGCAAGCGTAGCATATTTAAGATTATAGGAGATTGATCGATGATTGACAAAGATCCCATAGTGAAGTACTCGTGGGAGGATATTAAGTTTACCATTGGCTTTGAGGACAGAAACAAGCAGCCCATCGATGCCGAGACGAAGAAGTTTAAGTTCATCTACAAGGACGAGGCCGGTTGTTGTTGCGAAGTGAGCTACGACGGAAAGACACGTAAAAACTGTGTGTTCCGTGACGGCGTGCTGTACGGCATATTCAATTCCGGGACTTTCCGCTATGGCTTGCTCACGGTCGAGAGGCATTACTGGATAGAGGATGCCGATTTCGATGACGGCAAATGGGACTATGGCGATGTTTACAAAACCAATATAATCATCAAGTGATATGGCAGATAGTGATTGCATAATCGTTCATGAGCAGGTGGTAGTGCCTGATGCCGTTGTGGTGGAGGAAACTGTTGCCTTGCCCGGTGAAAAAGGTGACAAGGGAGACCCTTTTACCTACGACGATTTTACGCCCGAACAAATCGCCGATCTTCAACGTCCTGCGACAGAGGCGGCGAAAGTTGCCAATCAAGCGGCTGAAAAGGCAAACAAAGCGGCCACGGATATAAAAGTTCTCGGTGTCACGTTGACGGCAGAAGAAGCAAAACGGGAATCTGCTGAAAGCGGCCGTACCTCGGCAGAGAGTGAGAGAGCCGAAGCGGAAGCTATAAGAGAGTCGAGTTTCTCCCAAATGCAGACAACGCTCGAAGGACTTATTTCCGATACAAACACAGCCACATCGAACGCCAACACAGCGGCAGGAAATGCGGAGAATGCCGCAACAGAAGCTAACAACTCGGCAACTCTCGCTAATGAGGCGGCCGATAAAGCGAACCAAGCTGCGGAGAGCATAGACGATAAAATCTCCGGGAAACAGGACAGATTGATTAGTGGAGAAAACGTCGAAATAAAAGACAACATTATTTCTGCGCAGGGGATAAACGGGAAATTATTCGAAGATACGAGTAAAACCTTCCAGCTGTATTATTTTAAAAACGGTTTGTTTTTTTATTGCAACAAGGATAGCAGGCTTGCCTGTTGGAATGAACAGACAGGAGAAGATACAGTTTATGATGAAATCACGTTAAATATACATTCATATCTCTATAATAGAAACTCTTGCTTCGTTTATAAAGACGGTAAAATCATTGTACCTAACAGTAGTGCCATCACCTGCTGGGATTTAGATACACGAACTAAGATATGGACTTTATCAGAACCGTACTATAATTGCAACTTCGTCGAATATAAGGACTTCGTTTATTTTTACAAAAATGATGGCGTTCTACGACTGATAGATTTTGAAACCGGTCTCACTGAAAAAGAATTCGATCTGAAAGAATTGTCCGGAGCCTCCATTTCAGATATTCAGAATTTCGGACAATGCGAATACAACGGATTCAATTATTTCCTGTCGTACAGTAATTTGTTTAAAATCGACAGTTCCAACGGCGATATTTCATTTGTCGGGAAAATAGAAGGTTCAGGATATAACATTATCGTCTATTTCAACAGTGCGGCTTATGTTATCAGCCATCAAAAGATTTGTACGATAGAGATGTCAAACATAGAGAACGGAACTCTTGCCAAGAAAAACGAAGCGGGATATACCATGAATACTTATGTCAATGTTTCCCCAAACGATTCATTGATGGACAATTCGATTTATGGTTATAAATATAAACTCACTTTCAACAGCTTGTACTACAATATTTATGTATATGCAGATATAAATATGGACGAGTATGTCGGTAGGGTGGTAAAGGGAGATTCCGGGTATATTCAGATCCCTAACCCGAATTTGGGAAATAGAAAACTTTTATATCCGAGGTATAAAAAATTCAATTGATATGATACAAGTTAAAATATACGACGAAAGAGTCACTAATATTTATTATGGCGAAACCCTGATAGAAGGATTCATACGAATAGATTCTATCCCATCGCCAGAGGAGATACCCGGAAAAATACCCGTGATGTATTACCGGAACGGGGCGATAGTCTATGAGTACGAGGAAGCACCGGAAGCGACGGATAACGGCACGGAAACATCTCCCGTACCAATGGACTACGGAGAAACGGTAAACGGATTGATACGTCGGAAATATACCTTGTCGGAGGAGTTGGCGATACTTCGGCAAAGGGACACGAAAGCAGAGGAGTTCGAGGTTTATAACGCCTATGCGGAATCCTGCAAAGAGGAAGCCAGATTGTTAATCGAAAAACAGAAACATTGATATGGGAGGGATAAACGAGGCTACGGAGGTAGCCAGAGGGATAAGCGAACAGGGGTTCTTGGTGATGACCGCAGCATTCTTCTTGGTGTTGTCGGCCATGATGATGGTGGCCTGCTTCAAGTGGTTCAAATCGATTATCACCAAGAGCATGGAGGATTACGGCGAATCCCTGAAAGAGCTTATCGAAAAGACGAACGACCAGAATAACATGTTGTCCGACATATCGGAAGGTCTTAGACCGGAAACGCAGCTTCGAATAAAGAACATGACGAGTGAATTTTTCAACCTTTCCGCCAGACGGGTTTTGGAAATTATCGAACAAGTTAGGAAGGAAAACCATATATCCGACAGGAATAGGACGCATGAAAAAATTATCGGAAATCTCACGAACCAGTACGAGGACAGGAACAGCCGTTTCGACTACTTTACCTATCGGGGTAAACGTCTTTCATGTTATACCAATCCTGAATGGATAGACTGGGTGGCAGAGGTTGTCGAGAACGAGATATATGCCCATACGGTGAACGATGACAGGGCTAAAACCAATGTATTTTCTGTCTATGACCGTATCAAGCTCGATTTTTATCACCGATTAAATAACGAATAATATGAAGAAAATTTTGGAAAGAATCAAAGGGTTGTTATTGTCTATTCCCCACGACAAGCTGCTGCATTTTATCGCAGGAGGTGTCATCGCCTCTTTCTTCGCCATCGTGATAGGTGCGACGGCGGAATATTGTGTGCTGTTCTCTGCCATAGCGGGCTGTATCAAGGAGGCTGTCGACGAGTGGAGGAATCCGGGGGCTTGGTCGTATGCCGACTTGCTGGCGACCATACTGGGAGGGCTGGTGATTCAAATCGAGGTTTGGATTGCCTGACGAAAAAAAATGAATTTTTATAACCCGGCGACGGGAAAGCGTTCTTTGACTTCTTGGAATCACCGTTTGATTTATCGTAAAAAAGTATAAGAATTGGTTGCATGTTACGATATTTTTTGTTACTTTGCAACAAGATGATAAGCGATACCTATAAATACGATAGCGTTACGGTTGCAAACTATATCATTGCGTTTGCTAACCAGAATAAGTTTTTCATTAACATGACTAAGCTTCAAAAGTTGTTGTATATAGCTTATGGAGTATATCTTTACGTAAAGAACGAACGCTTGACAAACGAGCACCCTCAGGCTTGGCCGTATGGTCCGGTTTTCCCGACCACTCGAAATAAATTGATAAAAAAGGATTTTTCAGAAATTTCCCTTTCTGATGAAAACCTTGAAAAAATAGCCCGTGATTCCGAAATGGAATCTCTGATGAAACTGGTCTTTGGCAGCTATGGTTCTAAAACTGCCGCCTATCTGACGGAATGGTCTCACAAGCCCGGTTCTCCGTGGGATAGGACCGTTAAGCAGCCTTCATTCAGCTGGGGGGATAGAATCCCGGATAGTTATATCCAAGAGTATTTTAAGACACTAATTTCTCCCAAAGCATGACTAAACAGAAAGATTCTTTTAGCGGCTTGGATTTACGTAGTGAGAATGGTGTCCATATTTCTCCCGACTCAAATTTGGGCGATATAGATGACAAGAATTTATCCGAACAAATACGGGAGCGATATTCACAAGATACACAATTTCGTAAACATTTGGCCAGATGGGTCATGTGGATTATCCCCATATGGTTATTCATAGTAATTGCCATTCTTGTATTTTGCGGGATCGGATTATTTTCATTGGGACCGGAAATATTGATAGCTCTACTGGCTACGACGACTATCAATGTATTAGGTTTAGCCAATATCGTATTAAAGGGTATTTTCCCGAACCGAAAAAAATAAACATTGTTCACATGGATACAAAAGGTTCATTCCCCTATGTCCAGAACTCGTCCGATACGGATTCTCAACCTCCGATACCGGCTGATTATTCTCCAAAATTCGATGAAAGTTATTTAAATTCTTTAATCGAAAAGGCTTATCCTCGTCTAAAAGATGTCGACCCTGTACAATGGCTCGATGAATTGAGGAGAGAGGATTGATAATGCCTTCGGCCTACGTTTGTCCCATTTTCAATAACGGATAAGCCTAACCCTAAGGCTACTCTCTCATACATTCGTTACAAGCGGTGATTCTAAAAAAGTCACCGCTTTTTTTGTCGCCAAAAATGAAGAATGGATATGAAATACTTCACGATGAAAGAACTCACAAAGAGTTCGACGGCAGATAAACTGGGTATAGACAATACCCCGACGACCGAAGTGTCGGCCCAGTTGTCGAACCTTGTCACTCATGTTTTAGACCCTTTGCGGGAGATGTACGGAAAGGCGATAACCGTCAATTCGGGCTACCGTTGTCCCAAACTCAATGCCGCCGTGGGTGGTGCGAAAACGAGCCAGCACATGAGGGGCGAGGCGGCGGATATAACGGCAGGGAATAAGGAGGAGAACAAGAAACTGTTCGAGTTGATTCGGGATAACCTTCCATTCGACCAGTTGATTGACGAGAGCAATTACAGTTGGGTACATGTATCTTATGTGTCGTCATCGAAGAACCGGAAACAAATACTGAGCTTATGAGACATATCGTATTCCTATTGTTGTTTTTGGCTATCTTGGCTGCGACGAGTTGTACCAGACATGTGTATGTTCCGGTGGAAACGACAAAGAGCGACACGGTGTATCTGAATCGTGTGCAGCTCGATTCCATATACATGCGGGACAGTGTTTTCATCGAGAAATCGGGAGACACGATACGTGAGTTCCAATACAAGTACATATACAGGTTCAAGGACAGAATCGATACGCTGTATATATCCAAGACGGACAGCATACAAGTACCCTACCCCGTCGAGGTAGTAAAGTACAAGACTCCCCGATGGTGCTGGTGGGCTCTCGGTGGCATTGTCTTGCTGCTTGTCCCTTACATCGTGAAATGGATAACAAAATTGAAAGGACTGGGTTTCTTGATATAATTTGATTTACGACTCCTTCCGGGGCTTCGGAGTATAAAGAGGAAAGCCTCAATCTCTTGCTGCTCTTCCAAAACTAACAAGAGACAACATCACGGGGAATGTTACGAGGCTTTCACAGCCTTTAAACAGGAACGTGATGTTTTTTATTGTGTCAACAATCTATAATTTAACAAATATTTAAAAAGGCAAGAGATATGAAAACCAATGAAATCTTTGAACACGTCTTGCAAATCGTTTGCGAGGAATGTGAGCTGTGTTACGGCGAATTGATTAACGGGGCGAACAAAAATGCGGTCGACGCACGTTGCCTGCTCATCTGTGCGTTGGTATCGCTCGGCTTCTCCGAGGAGAACACCGCCGCTTATCTTTCCATGACCCGACAGGGAGTGAACAAATTGAAAAACAGCCTGAAACAGCGGTGTTCGGGAAGTTTTATTCTGACAACGACAAATCAACGGGTCAGCAACAGGATAGCCACCGAAATCCGAGGATAGCAACGGCAATAGCCATACGTTTGTATGCGGCCGATATTGGCCGTAACCATCAATTATATCTATATGGAAAGAACGTATGTTTTCAATCAAGAGCCCAATGGTGGCGGAAGCAAGTTCGACATCATGGCTTTATTGCCCAACCTGATGGGTGGTAAAGGGGTCGATCCCGGACTCTTGGCCCTTCTCAATCAGGGAAGGAACAATCAGGACGCTTGGGGCGGAGGCATGTGGTGGATTTGGATTATCCTGCTGTGGTTCTGCTGGGGCGGTAACGGATTCGGAGGTTTTGGCAACCGGGGCGGGCTTCCTGCCGAGTTGAACGGCGATGTCGGACGTGAATACCTGATGTCGGCCATTCAAGGGAACGGTAATGCCATCAACCAACTCGCTTCGTCCTTGAACTGCTCTACCCAACAGTTACAATCCGCCTTGTGCAACATTCAGGGCTTGATTCAGGGTGTCGGCAACCAAGTGGGCATGTCCGCACAACAGATCATCAACAGCATTCAATCGAGTAATTGTACGCTGGCGACTCAAATCGCAGATTGCTGCTGCAAGACGCAAAACGCAATCGAGAGACAAGGATATGAAACCCGTATCGCCACCTCGGAACAAACCCACTCCCTCGTGGACAGCGGCAATGAGAACACTCGTGCCATTTTGGCGAAGCTGGATTCTATCCAAACTCAGGCTTTACAGGACAAGATCACCGCTTTGACGGCAGAGAAGGCTACTTTGGCGGCTGAAATCTCCCAACGGAACCAGAATGCGACCATTCTCAATGCGGTAGGGCAACAGATTGCTCCCCTCGCTGCCGGTTTGCAGGCTCTCCAAAGCGATGTGGACGGCATCAAGTGTAAATTACCCAATACCGTTCCCGTGGTATATCCGAACATTCAGGCTGTAAACACGGACTTGTACCGGGCTGCCGCTTATGGTGCTTATGCGGGCGATGTCGCATACGGGCGCAGCGGTTACGGATGCGGTTGCAACAACTACTGGGGTTAATTCCAGTAAGAAAGGAGGTATATATGTGGCCTAACTTTTTTACAGGGTTTCCCTTTCCGTTCCCGACGCTGGGCAGAGTGAATTACAACACTCTTCCTACGGTGGCGGTGACGGTCGGCACGGAGAACGTGACTTTGGAACTTCCAAACCATGCGTTCCGTAACAGGGACTATGTGGGAGGATTCTATATCAATCTCCGTCAGGCGATACCCGCCGGAACGACCGCAACGCTTCCCATTCTCATCGGGACGAACGGGGACACGAGACCTCTGCTGGCTTACAACAACGAGCCGGTGACGGTAGAGAATATCGCCGGTACGGGGATCTATGAAATCCATTACAACAAGTACACCAATGAAGTGTACCTTGTCAACGGTGGGTACAGACCTACTACGGCGACGGCGGCAACCAACGTCGCTGCCAAAAGCAAATAATTAACCG